TACTGATGGTGAAGCAGGAAATGGACCTTCTGTCTTTGAATTTCAAGGAAACCTTACAGATCAGATAGGAGTTAGAGTAATTCCTAGCGGATCAGTGCCTGTTACGACCGTTCAGAAGGCGATGAATGGCGGCAAAATTGAAGATGTGTCTTCTATTAAGTATTTCGCCCCAAGACTGTACTCAGCGCAATACAGAGCGGTTACATCAAGAGATTATGAGGCAATTATTGCTTCAATTTATCCAAATACAGAGTCTGTTGCAGTTGTTGGAGGTGAAGAATTAGTACCACCACAGTTTGGTACCGTTCAAATCAGTATAAAACCCAAAAATGGCACATATGTCTCTGATTTTGACAAAAGAAATATTCTGAATAAGATCAAGCAATACTCAATTGCAGGTATTAATCAAAAGATTATTGATCTTAAGGTTCTTTATGTTGAAATTGAATCAAATATCTATTATAACTCCTCACAGGTTGCTACTGTTGATGGTTTAAGAACCAATATTATTGATAGTCTTACAAAATACTCTAAAGACGTTGATATGAATCGTTTTGGTGGAAGATTTAAGTATAGTAAGGTTCTCCAACTAATTGACCGTGTTGACACTGCCATTACTTCTAACATCACTAAGGTGAAAATTAGAAGAGATATGAAGGCATTGGTTAATCAGTTTGCTCAATACGAAATTTGCTTTGGCAATAGATTTAATGTCAAACCAAATGGACTGAATATTAAATCTACAGGATTTAAAATTGTTGGTGATACTTCAACAGTGTATATCACAGATTTACCAAATGCAGACCTTAAGAGTGGAGTTGTTTCCATAGTTAAAATTGGCGCTAATGGAGTAAAAACTGTTGTTGCCAAAGAAGCGGGTGTAGTTGATTATATGAAGGGAGAGGTTATTCTCAATACTATCAATATTGTTGAAACTGAAAAACCAAATAATATTGTTGAAATTCAAGCTTTCCCAGAATCCAATGATGTGATTGGTTTAAAAGACCTTTACCTCAGTTTTGGCGTTCCAAGTAGTACAATAAATATGGTTAAAGATGTTATTGCATCTGGTGAAGATATTTCTGGCGTGTCTTTCACAAGAGACTATTATACTTCAAGTTATTCCAACGGAGATCTAGAGAGGAAATAAAATATGTCGCAATTTGAGAAGAGAGTGCAACTCAATAAGATTATTGAGAGCCAACTTCCAGAGTTTTTAGTTGCTGATTTTCCAAACGCTATAGAATTTTTTAGACAATATTATTTGTCTTTAGAACATCAGGGCGGTAGTGTAGATCTTGTAGATAATCTTGATCGATATATCAGAGTAGATAATCTCGTTCCAGAGGTTGTTGTAGGTGAAACATCGCTTACAGGAGATATTACATCTGCTCAAGATACTATTCAGGTAACCTCTACAAAAGGATTTCCTGATGAGTACGGTCTTTTACAAATTGGTGATGAAATTATCACCTATAAATCAAAGACTGATACTTCTTTCTCTAGTTGTGTTCGTGGATTCAGTGGAATTTCTGGATATGACACAGGAATTTCCAATGTTCTTAGCAATATAAACAGTCAAAATATTATTTTTAGTGAAACTTCTGCATCCGCCGCGTCTGATGGATCAGTAGTAAAGAACTTAAGTGTTATTTTCTTACAAGAATTTTATAAAAAATTAAAAAAAACCTTTACTCCAGGACTGGAAGAGTATGATTTTGTTTCTGATTTAGACGTTGGAAACTTTATCAAGCATGCAAGAAACTTTTATCAATCAAAGGGTATTGCAGAATCTATTAGAATTCTTTTCAAAGTTCTTTATGGTGTTCATGCTGAAGTATTAGATCTTGAAAGTAGATTAATTAAACCATCTTCTGCCGAATATATCAGAAGAGAAGTTATTGTAGCAGAAAATATTTCCGGCAATCCTTTCGGACTAGAAGGTCAGACAATATTTAAGTCAAATGATCTCAATACAAGTGCATCAGTTTCTGATGTTGAGATTTTTACAAGAGACACTCAAACTTTCTATAAACTTGGAGTCTTTGTTGGATATAATGATAGAGACCTTGTAGAGGGTATTTTTACTATTCCTGGAGCATCTAGATCATTAGAACCAGTTGAAGTAAGTGCATCAGTAATTAGTGTTGACTCTACAATTGGATTTGGTCAAACAGGAACTATTATTTCTGGAAACAATAGAATTGATTATACTTCAAAGAGTATCAATCAGTTTTATGGTTGTACTGGTGTCACATCAAAAATTAATCTCTCTGATATTGTAAGAGCAGATGAAACCATTTTTGGTTATGAGAATGGTGATATTGAGAATAGATGTGACATGAGAATCACTGGAGTTCTATCAGAATTAAAACCTTTGGTAGATATCCCTTTGATGGAAGAAGATGAGGAGATAACCACAAGAAATGTTGGAGAGGTTATTGAGAATCCTATCGTTGATAGGACATATAAGCAAATGTTTGCTAATTCTTGGGTTTATAATACCAGCCCAAGATTCAAGGTAGAAGAAGTAAATTCTTCAGTATTCACACTGTTTTCCGATATTGATAAGGCATACCTTAAACTAGGAGATTCTGTTGAGGTTCTCATTGGCGATAGTCAGCAGGTAGTTGTACCTGATCCAAATGTTACTAATGCATCATTTGCAACAGTATCTTCAATAAACACATCAACTAAGGAAGTTACTCTATCTAATATTGGATCTTTTACACCAGATCCCAATAAGGATTATAGTATTAGACGAAAGATTGTAAAAGCAAAGAGTTCTGGAGTAGTTCTTACTGTAGGTAATGAAGTATACCTTGCAAATACATCTAATATCTACGTAGACGATTCTACAATCTTTGGATATTTGGCATCAAATTCCCTTCCAGGATACACTATAAAAGATGATATTGTTGAATCTGTACTTCCAGATGGATATATTAAAACATTAGGTTCAAATAATACTCAAGGATTGGGTGGTTATAGTCCTTACTATAAGACTTATGGGACCATTGTATTTTCAACACCAGTTAATTTTAGAGATGGTGATGAAATAGTCTATACTGCAGAAAGTCCTTTAATTGGTCTTTCATCTGGAGAAAGTTATTTTGTAAAACTCGTTGCCGCAAACGAAATTAAACTATATTCTTCAAAGTCCCAACTTGCTAATAATGCTAAAACTGACGCAAACTTTGACGATATTTCTAGATTCAATCCAAACTTTGGTGCTGGATCTCATAATTTTACTTTAAAGAGGCACGAAAATAGAACTCTCTCAAGTAAAAAAATTCTTAGAAAGTTTCCATTATCGCAGCAATTACAAGGTAGTAAAAGTACTGATAGGACTGTAAGCAATATTGGAGTATTGGTTGATGGTGTAGAGATTGTAAGTCCCGATTCTAGGGATAAAATTTATTATGGACCTATAGAAGAATTTGAAGTTCTTAATGGTGGTAAGGGATACGATATCATAAATCCTCCAGAATTAAATATTGAGGATATTGCAGCAAGATCTGGTCTTCCCGATGGGACTGGTGCAAAAGTTGAGCCAGTTGTTATTGGTAGTGTTAAAGAAGTTATTGTTGACCCTCAAGAATTCGGATTTGATGAATTCTTATCTCTTGATTTGGTAGGTGGTAATGGATCTGGTTGTTCTTTGGAACCAGTTATCGGAACAAGATTTAGAGAGATATCTTTTGATAGTCGTAGACTAGATGTTGGTGGTGGAATTGATCCTAGTAATGAAACCATCACATTTACAAATCAACATAACCTTGCAGATGGTGAGCATATTATCTACAACCAAAATGGAAATGATCCCATTTTTATTGGAGAAGCATATGATCCAAACAATATAGTAACAGGAGGTTTGAGTAGTGGTGATGAATATGTAATTAGAATTGTAAATACTTCAACTATTAGATTATTTAAAAATGACAATGACGCATTTGCACCTTCTGCATCAGGTACTGCGGTAAGCACTGGTATCAATACTATTGGTCTTTCAGCTGCTACATCAGCATCTGGTATTCATAAATTTAGAACTCTATCGCAAAAAAATGTAAGATCTATTACTGTTCTTAATAGTGGATCTGGTTATGCTCACAGAAAATTAAGAGTAAAATCTAGTGGTATTTCTACAGAGTATAATTCAGTATACTTTAATAATCATGGATTTAAGACTGGAGAAATAGTTACATATAAATCAACAGGTAATCCTATTGTTGGTCTCTCTACTTTAAATAGTTATTCTATTCAACTTGTAGATTCAGATCAATTTAGACTTGTAAATGTTGGCATTGCTGGAACATTTGCTGATGATCTTGAAAAATCAAAGTTTAGTAAATTTAATTCTATTGGAAGTGGTTACCATATTTTCCAATATCCAGAGATTAAAGTTAATGCTAATGTTTCTTTTGGAGGATCTGGTATTGGAACCTTTACCTTTACACCAATTGTAACTGGTGAGATTACTGATGCCTATTTGTATGAATCTGGAACTGGATATGGATCTACTGTATTTAATTTACATACAAAACCAAGAATTTCAATAAGTAAAGGTAAGAATTCTCAACTTGCCCCAATTATTTCTAATGGAAGAATTGTTGATGTTCAAGTATTGAATAAAGGATCTGAATATAATTCAATCCCAGAACTTAAAATTGAAGATCCTTCTGGTGGAGTAGGTGCAATTCTCAGACCTGTACTTTTAAATGGAAAGATCGACGATGTTATTGTCATTAATCCAGGTATAGGGTATAGCACATCTTCTACTTCATTATTTGTAGATTCAAGAGGATCTGGTGCAATTTTTGATACTAGAGTTAGAGATCTGACAATAAATGATGCGTTTAGATTTGGTAAAATTTCCGAAACAAGAACTCCAGAAATTTATTCTAGTCTCTATAAAGATGAAAAGCAGGATTCTTTGGTTTATGGAATGTATGGATATTCCCAAGACCTTGCATCAAACTTTGAATCTTTAAATGGATCTCACTCACCCATTATTGGATGGGCATATGATGGAAATCCAATTTATGGTCCCTTTGGATATCAAACGGCAGATAATGTTCAGTCGGGTGTTACTAGACTTGAAACTGGATATGAATTGAGCACTAATTCTGTTGTTGATAGACCACCTACTTTTGAGCCAGGATTCTTCAAGGAAGATTACTTGTATACTAATAGTGGTGATCTAGATTTGCACAATGGCAGATTCTGCAAAACTCCAGAATTTCCAAATGGAGTTTATGCATATTTTGTTGGAGTTACAACCAGTGGGCAAAACTCTGCACAATTTGCACCAGCATATCCATATTTTGTTGGAAATAAATTTAAGTCACAAGTAATAGGTGAAAATCTAGTTTTAGATCAAACATTTGATTTCAATGAAAATAATCTTGTTAGAAATACTTTCCCATACAAAGTCAGTGATCCACATGCAGATTATGACTTTATCAATGAATCTTATGAAACTTTTCAACAACGTTGTAATGTAGAATCAGTTACAAAGGGTTCTGTTGACGAAATTAGAATCATTGATGGTGGAGTTGGTTATTCTATTGGTGATAGGGTTAACTTCAATTTTGAAGGTACCGGTGGTGCTGGTCTTAGAGGAGAAGTTCAAGAATTAAAAGGTGCTGGCATATCTTCTATTAGAACTGAATTAGAAAGAAATGTAAACTGTGTATTTGTTTGGGACAATGATAATCAAGTTTCTGCTTACAATCGTAATGGATACGATTTAAATAATAATGATACCGTTCTTGTTAGTAATCTTTCGACCTCTATACCATTCCTTAGTGGATCTAAGAGAATAGGATTTACTACAGAATCTGTTGGTCTTGCTGGAACAATGACCAGTTATTCAGGTTTTCCTGGAGGCAAATTTGAGGATATTTTCGTTTCTAGAAGATTTAGGGAAGTATCAATTGGTAATTCTATAACAATTACGTCCTCTGATGGTAATGAGACTGTAAGAGTTCTTAATGACTATTCAAATGGTGTACTTACGGTTAAGAGATTTGGATCTACTGGCGTAGCACACTCCTTTGGAAGCGATCTTAGTTTGAGTTCTGATAGAGTCCGACTTCCAGTAAAAACTACAAAGTTTGATTCCAAAAGAAATAAATTAATTTATTTCAATGCAGTAACATCAGTTGGTGTTGGAACTACTGCAGGTGGAGCTCAAAAGAAAGTAAGAACAGTTGGAGTCACTACATCTAGTGTCTCTGTCCCTTGTAGAGCAATTTATGTACCCAATCATGGGTTAAAGACGGGAGAAAGACTTACATTCACTAAGAGTACTCTTGCTGGCGTAGATTCACTTATTGTTGGAGATAATTCTCTTAATCAAGGAACATTCTTTATTCCAGATACAAATACACTATCAAGTGATGTATTTGTTATAAACAAGGGAGAAAATCTCATTGGATTAACAACACAAGTTGGTTTAACCACTGCATCTGAAGGATTGTTCTTCTATAGTGATGGATCTAATAATTCAGAGTATCTTTTAGAAACTAATAACGAACAAATTCTTGGAAATGTTGACAGAATTACAACTATTGTTAGTACTTCGTCAACTCATGGTCTACTGAATAAAGACGTTATCAAACTAAACGTAGTTCCAAACACTATTGTTGGTTTTGGAACTACTGGCGCGTTGAATATAAAGTTGAATTTAGATGAAAAGAAAATTCTTGTCAATACAATTGGTATCAATTCGACAGGTATTACTCTCTCTGACGGATCATTTACATATCAAGATCATGGATATAAAACTGGTGATAAAGTATTCTATGAAGCAGAAGAAGTTGTTTCTGGTATAACAACTGGAATTTATTATATAATTCAAGATAGTGTCGATAAGTTTAGACTTGCAGAAACTTTATATGAATCTGATCCGAAAACGGAAAATTCAGTAAGTATTACTGCAACTGGTGGAGTTAATCATTATATTTCTGCTGTCAATCCGCCAATTGATGTTGTAAGAAATAGTGACTTAAAGTTCAATCTTCAAGATACTTCACTCAGAGGATACCAATTAAAAATTTACAGAGATAAGAATTTCACTAATGAATATATCAGTTCGGGAGATTCTAGAGACTTTAATGTAGTTGGTCTTGGTAGTGTTGGTTTCGGCACTGATTCCAATTCTTCACTGACTTTAAACTACTCTAATAGTATTCCATCAAGACTTTACTATGGTTTAGAGAAGGGTGGATACATCAGCACTGCTGACACTGAAGTCAAAGCATATTCGGAAATTAGATATGAAAATAGTGAATATAATGGAACATACTCTGTATTTGGAATTTCAACAACATCATCAACAACAGAGTTCAAAATTTCACCATTTAAGTATCCAAATATATTATCATATAGTAATGATGATTGTGATATTTTAGAATATAACACTAGATCCTCAAATGCACTTAATGGAAGTATTTCCAAAGTAAGAGTTATTTCGGAAGGATTTAATTTCGATAAACTCCCTACATTTGGAGATGTCACATCTGTGAATGGTAGAAATGCCAATATTATTGGAGTATCCACTTCTATTGGTAGAATCAAAAAGACTAGACTTCGTGATATTGGATATGACTATCCTTCAGATAAGACTCTTAGACCAGAAGCATTTGTACCACCAATTGTAACTGTTGATAATTTAGATACAATTCAAGAAATTGATATTAAGTTTGCCGGTGCAAAATATCTTGCTGATCCAGACGTTATCCTCTGGAATGATACAACTAAGAGTATTGTTGATACAACAACCCTTATTGCAAAAGCACCAAATGGATCTATTGCTGAGATTGTTCAATTAGCACCAATATTTGGATTAGATTCTGAACCACACAAAATTATTACAATTAATAACTCAAATGGTGTGGGTATCGTTTCAATGATTAGTGGGCCAACTGGAATTGCAACTTGTGTACTTAAGACACCAATTCTTGGATACAATCAAGCACCATTTTCTGTCGATGATAGAGTATTTGTTGAGGGCATTGAAATGTCATCTCCAGATGGATCGGGATTTAATTCCAGTGACTACGACTATCAATTATTCAAAGTAATACAATTTGCAAATACTAGTCCAGCAACTTTGACTTTCCAATTAATTGATGCATCAGGTGTGGGTCTTACAACTAATGCAGGTATTGCCAAGACATATCAATCAGGGTATGCAACTCTTATCAATGAGGACATCTATCCACGCATCGATATCAAGCAAAAGAGGGGAACATTTGCTAAGAATGAAAGACTATTTGTCAATAGTGATGGTAATGGATTCCGTTCCGAAGATGTGTTTATTTCTCTGGTAAGAGATGATTATATCAAATATACTGGAAAATATAATCTTAACAAAGGTGATATTGTTAAAGGAATTATTAGTGGTGTAATTGCAGAAGTAACCAATGTTGATAGGAAGAGAGCAAAATTTGTAGTTGATTACTCCTCAAGAATGGAACTTGGTTGGAGTGATGACATTGGCAAAATTAGTGAAGATTATCAAGTAACTCCTAACAATGACTATTATCAGAATCTTTCATATTCAATTAAGAGTCCTATAACCTGGGATGAACTTTCTACTCCAGTAAACAGTATTGTTCACCCAGCAGGTCTTAAGAACTTTGCGGATGTTGGTGTAACTTCCATTGGTAGGAGTAGTATTGGTCTTGGTGGAACAACTACAGCAATTGTAATTCTTGATGTGGTTAATGAGAGAAGAGTTGATATTATCAATAACTTTGATAATGCAGTAGATGTTGATCCAAGAGTAAGTCCTGTTACAGGTCTCACACAATCAAATGCTCTACAGATTCAGAATAGAAAGTTAACAGATTATATTGAGTGTAGAACTAATAGAGTTCTCATTCATGATGATATTAGTAATAAGTTTTCTAGTAGAGGATTTAAGGACACTTTCGTTGAAATTGAAGAAATTGATTTTGTAGAAAATCATATAAGATATGTAATACAAGTTGCTGATCCAGATAGTAAAGATGTTCAATTATCCGAATTAGTTGTTCAATCAACTACCAATGATATTTTCGTATTCGAGAAGTATAGTTCATTTACATCTACCAAACTTGGAGACTTTAGTGCAAATATTGATAGTTTTGGAAGAAAAACTCTCATCTTTACTCCAACAGATGCCTTTGAAAAAGATCATGATATCAAAGTACTCAAAAAATCATATCTTTTCCAAGCACTTCCTCCTGGAAACTCGGGTATTGGTACTCAAGCAATTGGTTCTGTAAATCTTGTCAGTTCCTTTGTCGGTCTTTCTAGTGTATCCGGTGGTAATAATATTGGAACACTTGCAGAATTCAATGATAATGATTTCAATGGATTATTTGCAAATATTGAGATTTCTAATAGATTTAGTGGAGAAACTAACTATGTCGAAGCTACAATTGATTTTGATGGAACTGATACCTATGTAAGTGAATATTATTTTGATCATACTACACAGTCATATAGTGCATCAAATGTTGGACTTGTAAGTGCAATTTATGATGCTAATTCAGGTATTGTTTCTGTACGTGGTCGTAACTTTGATCAGGTTGATGCTTTTGACTACAGAACACATATTGTTGGATTTGGTAATACCACAACTGGAATTGGAACATATAGATTCCTTCTCAATAATCAACCTGCAGGAACAGAAAGAAGTGCAAGATTAGAATCGACTATTGGATTTGGTACTGATGTAGTAAGAGTTGGAACTTTTGATAGCAGATTCATTTCTGCAGCAGCAGCAATCGTTCGTGTTTCTGCTGGAACAACATCAGCAATTCATCAAGTCAATATTCTTTCAAATTCAAGAACCAGTGAAGTTACTGTCACTCCTGGACCATTTGCACCAGTTAATAATGTTACTGGTCTTGGTACATTTGGTGGAGAGATTAGTGGTAATGAATTCTATCTTAATTTCTATCCAGATTTGGGATACAATATAGAGGCACAAGCATTTAGTGAAGTCTTCTATAGAGAGATGGACTTTGATAACCAAGCAAATTCACTTTCATATGGTCCAACTGATCAATTGATATTCCTCTCTGCATTTGATGGACTTAATGGTTTGAGAGCAAATAGAACTAACTTTACATTGACTCATGAAGGTAAACCAATTTATGTGAAGACATTTGACCCCACAAATACTGTTGATATTAATTATTCAACAGGTGTATTCACATTAAGAGATCATTTCTTTAATACTGGAGAAGAATTGATTTATAGACCAACTTCGACCTTTATTGGCATTGGAACACAACCAATGGGAATTGGTGCAACTGTAAACCATCTTGGTATTGTAACAGATAAACTACCAGATAGAGTTTATCCAATTGCCCTAACTCCAGATACATTTAAATTATCAACAACACCACAGTTCGCTGCTGCAGGTATATCCGTTACCTTCACTGATGCAGGAATCGGAAATGCTCATGAATTGGAATTTACTAAGAAGTTGAGCAAAACTGTCATCGCTATTGACGGTATTGTACAACAACCAATAACATTTACCCCAATTAACCACAAACTTGATTTTAATAGTGGAGAAATTTCTGTAGGTATTTCGACATTTAATATTACTGGAATTTCTTCTGTTCAACCAAGAGACCTTCTGAGAGTTGATGATGAATATATGAAGGTTGTTGAGGTTGGTCTTAGCACAAATATTGGTGGTCAAGTTCTTGGTCCTATTAACGGTCTTATTGCTGCTGGTGTTGCTGCAACATTCCCAACAGTCTCTGTACAGAGGGGTGCTGTTGGATCTGCAGCGACATCTCACATTGACGGATCAACTGTTCAAATCTATAGAGGTGCTCTCAATATTGTTGGAAATGAAGTTCACTTCATTGATCCACCAAAAGGTAATAATAGAGCAAGAAGAAACGAAAGCAATCTTCCATATGTAACTGCACAATTTTCTGGAAGAACTTTCCTAAGATCTGATTATGACACTAATATGGTATTTGATGATATTTCAGATTCTTTTACTGGAATTGGTAAGACTTTTGCATTAAAAGTTGGTGGTGCAGATACAACGGGTATTGATGCTGGTAACGGTATTCTGTTTATTAATGGGGTATTCCAAACTCCTACAACTGAAAATAATGCAGGAAATAACTATGAAGTTGATAATGATACTACAGTAGGAGTCACGAGTGTAATTTACACAGGTATCACTTCTGTAAATGGATCATTTATTGAATCTGATTTTGATATTAACCAAAATCAACTCCCAAGAGGTGGTCTTATTGTTTCTTTAGGTTCTACTCCTGGTCTTGGATATGCTCCTCTAGTTGGTGCAGAAATTAAAGTTCTAAAGAATTCTACAGGTCAACTTACAGATCTCATTGGTATTAATACAGTCGGTTCTACAGTTGCTATTTCTACAGCACTGTATAATAATATAACAGGAATACTTGAAATTGAAACCAACGATTCTCATAATATCTTAGGTGGAGATTTTGTAAAACTTAATAATCTAGAATTTAGTTGTGGCAGCACCGGATACGGTACAACAACCATCTTCCCAGATTATGATTATCCTGTTAATGTTGTTCAGGTAATTTCTGCAACCAAAGTTTCAATCAGAGTGGGTCCATCTACAATTCCACATACTTATGAAACTGGCGGAACCGTTAGAAGATACTTTACCAATAATTTTGGATCTGGATATAGAGAACCAGTTTCTATTGGTATTACAGATCTAGCATACGAACATAAGTTCATCAGATCTGTAAACAATAGTGTTACTGCAAGTAATGGTGGACCATTTACACCAACTAAAGCAGATTACACTTCCCATACAGGCGTATTGAGACTTACTATTCCAAGTCACGGTTTGGATACTGCGGATACTATTCAGATTGCAACGGATGGTTTAATCTTTAGTTGCTCTGATGATGACTTCTTTACCGAGCAACCATATCCAAGAGCAACTGATCCTGCTGCAGGAGCAACTCTAGGAATTACATCATTCACCACCAATACAATCAGTGTTGGTGTTGGATCTGCTGGTGGTAGCGGAACTGGTGCCGTAGTTGATGCAACAGTTGGCATTGGAGGAACTTTAGCATTCTCAATCACAAATCCTGGTCAGGGATATATCAATCCAGCATTGATCATTCCAGAACCAAACTATGAGAATGTAGAAGTTGTTGGTGTCTCTAGACTTGGTATTGGCGCAACAACTGAAACTGGTAGAAACCTCTTGCTGAATCTTACTGTGGGCGCAGCAGGAACAAGTAACGTTGGTATTGGATCTACACTATTCTTAATTGATAGTTTTAAAATTGCAAGGTCTGGATATGCATTCAAACCTGGTGATATTATTGAAGCTGTTGGTCTTGTAACAGCAAAAGATTATACTCAACCAATAGCACCTTTCCAACTTGAAGTTGTTGAAACCTTTACCGATAGATTCTCCTCTTGGTCCTTTGGTGAAATGGATTATATTGATAGTGTCTTTGGTTATCAAAATGGAACTAGAAGGAGATTCCCACTTTATTACAATGGTGAACTCCTAAGTTTTGAATTAGATCCAAATAACCCTCTTTCTGCAAATATTGATCTTGATTCTGTTCTTGTTATCTTTATTAATGGTGTATTGCAGACACCTGGATATTCGTATCAGTTTACCGGCGGAACTTCATTCTTGTTTATGGAAGCACCTAAGGTAAATGATAAAGTTGATATTTTCTTCTATATTGGTCAAGATGGTATTGATGTTCTTCAGGTGGAAACCACTGAGACTCTCAAGATTGGTGATGATGTAAGAATGTTGAAACAACCACTAATTTCAACATCCCAAAAACAAATTGATGATAGAGCAATTACAGAAATTGTAGGTTCTGATATTATGGAAACTAACATCTATAGTGGTCCAGGTGTTGATGATACTAACTTCAGACCATTTGATTGGATTAAACAGAAGAAAGATATCTATGTAAAGGGTGATATTGTTAGTAAGGTGAGATCAGTCTTAGAAACTAAGATCTTCCCAACTGCAAAAATTATTGGTGATGTTACTCCAACTTCAAGTGATATCTTTGTAGATAATGCACAATTCTTTGATTATGACGAAATTATTCTGGATCTTAATCAGAATACATTTACATTCGATGCATTTATGATGGAAACTTCAAATGAACCAGTTTCTGCAGCGTTTACTTCTACAGTTTCCATTGCAGGTACTGTCTCTGCAGTAACCATTGACAATGTTGGATTTGGATATACAACTTCTACAATTGATATTAAGTTCTCAGCACCTAAAGAAATAGGTGTTGGTATTGGAACCACTGCAACCGGAACTGCTACCATTTTAAATGGTCAAGTTTCTTCAGTTACAGTTATCAATCCTGGATTTGGATATACAAATACAAATCCACCAAGAATTATTGCAGAACTTCCCACACCCCTATATGAAACTATCAATACAGTTCAAAATGTTCAAGGATTTAGTGGAATTATTACTGGAATCAGTACAACAACTGGTACAGGTGGACACCCACTTGCATTGAAGTTTAACTTCCGCGCAATGAAAGATTATGGTGAAAATGGTGAAGCAAATGTTGCTTCTGATGCACTAGATTTGGTAGCAGGATATCCTATTATGATTTACGATACCACAGTTGGTAATGGAGTTACTTCCGTAAATAGTAGTGATTCTGCAATTGTTGGTATTGGTACGACATTCCTTGATAACGTTTATGTTGTCAACTCAATAACAAGTCTTGCATCGAATGCCGAAATTATTTGTAATATTGATTCGGGTAGTCCTGTAATTGGAATACTCGAAAGTGGCACTTTTAATGATCTTCAGGCAGGATTAACAACTTCTCTTGGAAAACTTTCTTGGGGAAGAATATATAACTATGACAATAGAACTAATGGAATTTCTATTGGAGTCACTGGTTTGACTGTTGATGCAGGATTATCAACCTTCCCAACTATCCAAAGGAGAGGAAACTTTGGTGAAGGCAAAACTGGAGCAATACGTTCCAGAAAACCACGCGCTGATGGTGTAAGTCTGGAAGCTGATAACAACTTATCATTCTACATTCAGTAATCTCCTATAAATATATAAAAAAAGATAAAGATGTCAGCAATTGTTACTGATCAATTTAGAATTTTGAATGCCAGTAACTTTGTGGATTCTGTTGAATCCACAAGTAACTCTTACTATATCACAGTTGGTCTACCCAACCCAACTAATGTTGGTTTTGGTAGGACAGTTGCTTGGAATACCAATCCACCAGCCCCAATTGATAGTGTTGCTTATAACAACCATGCGGGTGATCTTGTTTTATATGGTAAGAAGGTAACTTCTGCCAATGTAAGACGATTAGTCCGACGTATTAATTGGGTCTCTGGAAGTAGATATGAAATATATCGTGATGACTATAGTATTACTAGTCCAGCACCTATAACTAATGCATCTAGATTATATGATGCAAATTATTATGTGATGAATGAGGATTATAGAGTTTATATCTGTATTGAGAATGGATCTAGTGGTGATAATCCAAAAGGAAATGTTTCCCAGGATCAACCAAAATTTACAGATCTAGAACCAACTAGAGCTGGTGATAGTGGAGATGGATATATTTGGAAATATCTATTCACTATTCCTCCAAGCGATATTATCAAATTCGATTCTACAGAATATCTTACTGTACCTAATGAGTGGCAAACTAGTACAGAATCTCAAATAAGAACTATTAGAGAATCTGCCGACTCAAGCATAAATGAGAACCAGATTAAGACTGTTTACATTCAAGCATCTGGTCAAGGGTATGCAAATGGTTTAGGACAAGAATTTGACATTATTGGTGATGGTACTGGAGCAAAAGTTAGGGTTGATGTAGAAGGTACTAAAATTACAAACACTACAGTTACTTCTGGAGGAAAAGACTACAGTTATGCATTAGTTGACTTAGGATCAATTAATTCAGGTAGCACTGGTACTCCTGCACATTTAATACCTATCATTCCTCCATCGAAGGGTCATGGATTTGATGTATACACTGAATTGGGTACTGATAAAGTTCTTGTTTATGCAAGATTTGACGATTCGACAAAAGATTTTCCAGTTGATACAAGTTTTGCACAAGTTGGTATCGTAAAGAATCCAACAAAAGTTGGAACTAGTGATGTATATCAAGAAAATACCTTCTCTGGATTAAGTTCTTTCAAATTTTCTTCAATTACAGGAACACCAAAAATTGGAGAAAAGATTGAACAGGTTGTTTCTAGTGGAACTGGAAAAGCATTTGGTTATGTTGCATCATATGATCTTGAGACTAAAGTTTTGAAGTATTTTAGAGATAGATCTCTTTTCTACAATCAGACAACCTTCAATCAAAGAGATTATGCAGGTATATCTACAAATGGTAGACCATATGATTTTGAAGCATCATCAAATGTAATCAGTGGTAATGTATCTAATTTTTCCGCTTCCATCGATACTGGATTTGCAGGAATCACAACAAACCCAACAGGAACAAAGTTAATTAATCTTGGTGTTGACTTCACCAGTGGCATGGCAGTTCCTGAAATAAATAAAGGGTCAGGAGAATTAATTTATCTCGACAATAGATCTAGCATTGCTAGAAATGCCCGCCAAAAAGAAGACCTCAAAATTATACTGGAATTTTAAAAAATGCCACAAAAGACGAATTTAAACGTAAGTCCTTATTATGATGATTTTGATAAGGCAGATA